AAAGGATAAAAGATTACATCAAGTGTATAAAGGATTATCTGCAGCTGTTGTCAAAGAAGCGTTTAATTGGAACGATAATTTTAGTAGGAGTTAAAAATGGCATTTAAATTATCACAAAGATCATTAGATAAACTAGAAGGCGTTGATGAACGTATGCAAAGAGTTGTCAAAACTGCAATAGGATTGACTAAAACTGACTTTGGCGTGATTCAAGGTATGAGAACCGAAGCACAACAAAAAGAACTTGTAGCGAAAGGCGCAAGCCAAACAATGAAAAGTAAACACCTAGAAGGTAAAGCAGTTGACCTCATGGCTTATGTTGGTTCAAGAGGTTCATGGGAACTAAACCTTTATGATGATCTTGCAGATGCAATGAAAGAAGCAGCTATTCAAGAAGGTGTACAAGTGCGTTGGGGAGCTGCATGGCACATTAATGATATGCGAGATTGGGATGGTACAATGGAAGATGCTATGAACGCATATATTGATTTAAGGCGTAGTCAAGGCAGACGGCCATTTATTGATGGGCCGCATTTTGAGCTAATGGATTAAAAACTATTGACATTTATATTATGATATGATAGTCTAATCCATGTGTCGTGGGATTGTTAGTCCTCTCTCTCTCACTCTCTAAAATCTAATAACCCACGACAAGCGAAAACCCTCTTATGAGGGTTTTTTGTTTTAATAACAAAAAGTATTGACAAACTAAACGAATCAGTATATACTGTAAGTATAGTTAATAACGAGGGAGATTAAAACCAATGACATGACGAAAGTAACAGAGTGAGTTACAAGTTTGGTAAACTCAAGGACTCAAAACTCTTAAAGAAGTTACTGCATCAAGGGTGGGTGTCCGAAGCTTGATGACAACTGACGAGGACTCAAGAGGGAACTGAAACAATAGTCGAGTTCCCTCTTTTTTTACTTGACATACAAAACGAATCAGTGTATAATATAGGTATAGTTAACAAGAGAGAGAATTATGAATCAACTAACAAAATTACAAAAAGATTATAAGTATTTTGAAGATATGTTAAATCGTCTTGAGAAACAAAAAAAGACGCCTGGTAATGGTTTTGCAAAAATGAAGTGTAGAGAAAAACTTGCAGAATTAGATGCAATGTTTGATAAGATTAATTTTGGTTCAATGATAACTTACGATTAATATGTATATAGAATTTTCAAAAACAAATAAGAAACAACAACGAATCATTGAGGATGCTCTCTGGTTCGCAAAGTCATATTTATTACCTAAACACAAGATTGATGAAATTCATGTTGAATCTGTGAAAAGATGGGATTATAAAGATGGTGATTGTTATGACACAGATGATAGATCCTATCATATAAGGGTTAGAAAAAATATGTCAGAAGATGTTTTAATTAAAACAATCTTTCATGAGTTTGCTCATATCAAACAATCAATCAAAAAAGAATATGGTGATATTTTTGGAATTTTGAGTGATGATGAATCATGGATTTCTTATGATGATAGACCTTATGAAATGGATGCTTTTAAATTAGAAAATGAAATGTTTGATAAGTATGCTAAAGATGGAAAATTTAAATTTTCAATAGATGGAAATTTTTCGCTGTAAATTAAAGGAGAGAGTAATGGGAATGTCAAGTTTAGTGTTAGATTTTGAAGAAAAGTTTTGGGATCATGCTCACGAAGTTATTGGTGATTGTGAATCCTTTAAAGAGTTCTGGTTAACAATGTTTAATTTTGATGATATCAGTACATCAGCTGCAATGATATCTAAAGAATTAGATATGTTTTGGGATGAATTTTGGGTTGATAAACAATAAATACTAGAATGTTACTTAAAACTGCATTAATGTGTATGGCTATGAACGTGTATCACGAAGCACGTTCTGAACCTATTGTTGGACAGATTGCTGTCGCACAAGTTGTTATCAATCGTGTAAATGATAAACGATTTCCAGATACAATTTGTGGAGTTGTTAAACAAGCAGTTTTGGATAGTAATGGTTTACCCAAAAAGAATATGTGTCATTTTAGTTGGTACTGTGATGGTGCAGACGATACACCAAATACAAAAAGTAAATCATGGAAAACTTCTATGATGGTTGCAAAGACAGTACTAGCAGGAAAGACAGAAGAACTTGTAGGTAATGCAACACATTATCATGCGACTTCTGTTTTTCCATATTGGGCTAAGAATAAAAAGTATAGAAGAATTGCAAAAATTGATAAACATATATTTTATAGATGGGAAAATAGAAAATGAATAATGAACCATATAATAATGAAGGATTTTTACCAGCATACATTACATTAATTTTTATGGTGTTGATAATTCCTGCTATTTTACTCTTTACTTCTTTAGGAACATGGGGTATATTTGTACAGATGCATTTACCAGATGGTGATTGTTGGGAAAATGCAAAACATGAAAAAGTATGTAAGGGAGAAGTTGATTGTAAATTTTTACGAAACTTCTGTGTGAAAAAATGAATATATTCAATCTACATGAAGATACTAAAAAGTCTGCACAAATGCATTGTGACAAACACGTAGTCAAAATGATCATAGAGTATGCACAACTTATGTCTACTGCACACAGAATGCTTGATGGTGTAGAGTATGAGGATAAGACTAAGAATAATCGTAGAATACGTAGATGGAAACACCCTAATCCAAATGTAGAAAATACACTCTACAAAGCTTCACATATCAATCATCCAAGTGCAATATGGACAAGAGAAAGTATTGCAAATTATATTTGGTTGCACAGTTTATTTCAAAATCTATGTGATGAGTATACACATAGGTATGGTAAAGTTCACTATACAGACTCTTTGTTACGAGATCTTCTTAGAACACCACCAGTAAATATTGAAGAAAAAGGTTTAACAGAAATACCACAGGCTATGCCTGATGATGTAAAAGGTGATGACAGTATACTTGCATATCGAAATTACTATATAAAGTATAAGAAAGATTTTGCAAAGTGGACGAATAGAGAAACACCAACATGGATGATGATGTAGAACCAGAAAGATATTATGAATGGATTCTTTGGAAGTTGAGAAAGGAAAAGAATATGAAGTTTGATGAGAGGATATCTTTAAGACAAGAAAATGCAGAATTGAGGCAAAAAATAAAAATGTTAAAAGAAGAAATTGCAACAATGAACAAAGAGAAATATGGACTCCTAAATAGAATAAAAGAGTTGAATGATATAAGAGATTCGGTAATTAGATAATGCCCACATTTAGATTTATGAATAATGAAACTGGTGAACAGTTTGATGACTTTTTGTCAAATTCAAGAAGAGAAGAACTTCTGGAAAAAAATCCACACATAACACAAATACCTACACCATTTGCAATTGTATCTACAGTTGCAACGACAGTAGATAGTAAAACTGATGATGGGTTTAAAGAAGTATTACAAAAAATAGGTGAACATCACCCAGGCAGTGAAATAGACGAAAGATATAATAGAAGAAGTGTAAAACAATCACAGACAAAACGAGTGATTGATAAACACAGAAGTAGATGGAAAGTTAGTTAATGGCTAAAGCAAAAGATATTAGAATTGATGATATGATTTCTGTATCTCCTGTAGGAGATAATCAAAAGAAAGCATTTGAACATTATAAAAAGGGAAAGAATATGTTTCTCTATGGTGCAGCTGGTACAGGAAAAACATTTATTTCTTTGTATCTTGCATTACAGGAATGTTTAAAAAATGATACTAAATACGATACAGTTTATCTAGTTCGTAGTGCAGTTCCTACAAGAGAAATAGGTTTTTTACCAGGCGATGAAGAAGATAAAACTGCGTTGTTTCAAGTACCATACCAGAATATGGTGAGGTTTATATTCTCACAACCAAATGAACACGCATTTTCTTTATTGTATGATAGATTAAAAAACCAACAAAGTTTAATGTTTCTGACTACATCTTTTCTAAGAGGTATAACATTAGATAATGCAATTATTATTGTAGATGAGTGTCAGAACCTAAATTTTCACGAACTAGACACTATTATGACAAGAGTTGGACAAGATAGTAAGATAATATTCTGTGGTGATTTCTTTCAGACAGATTTACAAAAACAATCAGAGA